TGAGAATATACCGTTCTTTCTTCAACCGGGGTGTAAAGCTTTGAATAAATCTAATATTGATTTTAGTAACAATAGTAGAATTATTGCAGCTGCAACATCAGGACAATCGATAAGAGGTTTATCAGTTAACTTATTATACTTAGATGAATTTGCATTCGTTGAAAGAGCTGCAGAGTTTTATACATCTACATATCCAGTTATATCATCTGGTACAGACACTAAAATTATAGTTACATCTACTGCAAACGGTATAGGTAATACCTTTCATAAGATATGGGAAGGTGCAGTTCAAGGTGTAAACGAATATAGTTACTTTAGAGTTGACTGGCACGATGTACCCGGTCGTGATGAAAAATGGAAAGAAGAAACTATAAACAATACTTCTCAAATACAATTTGATCAAGAGTTTGGTAATACATTTTTTGGAACTGGAGATACACTTATCAATGCTCAAACATTGTTAGATCTGAGAGCATCACATCCAGTTCGAAAATTAGAAGGTGGTGACATATTAATATATAAAGAACCTATCAAAGGACATGATTATATTTTAGTAGCAGATGTATCAAAGGGAAGAGGACAGGACTACTCTTCTTTTTCCTTAATCGATATTAGCGCTCGCCCGTTTGAACAGGTTGCTGTGTACCGCAATAACACTATATCTCCATTACTCTTCCCTAATATTATATATAAGTACGCAAATGTCTACAACAAAGCTTATTGCATTATTGAGTCAAATGATCAAGGTGGAGTAGTTTGTAATGGTTTATATTATGATTTAGAATATGAAAATGTTCATGTTGAATCTGCAGTAAAAGCAAATGCAGTAGGAATTGAAATAACTCGTAAATCTAAAAGATTAGGTTGTAGTGCATTAAAAGATTTATTAGAAAATAGTAAGCTTAAAGTAGTAGATGAACAAACAATATTAGAAATATCTACATTTGAAGCAAAAGGCCAAACATTTCAAGCTTCTGTAGGAAACCACGATGACTTAGTTATGAATTTAGTTTTATTCGGTTACTTTGTTTCTTCAGCATACTTTTCTAATTTAACAGACTTAAATCTCAAAGATATAATATTCAATCAGAAGATGAAAGAAATCAATGAAGATATAGTACCTTTTGGGTTTATTGATGATGGTTCTGAGTTTATTCAGAAGATTGAGACTAAAGATGACCCTTGGCAGATCGAATATGATAGAGATCTGTAATATTATAAATAAGATATAATTGATCAATCGTATTATGAAACTTGTAATTAAAAATAAGGAATAATTTAATGGCACTATTTTCACCATCGGAATCACCCGCGGTTGTTGTCAAAGAGATAGACCTGACTGGAGGAGTGCCTAATGTCCAGTCAACTACCGGCGCAATCGTAGGAAACTTTAGGTGGGGACCAGCAGAGAAAAGAACTTTAATCGCTAACGAAACTGAGTTAGCTGAAAGATTTGGATCTCCTGACTCGGCAACCACTATAGACTTTCATTCAGCATCATATTTTTTACGCTACTCAAGTGCACTTCAAGTAGTAAGAACTATTGATGGAACAGCAGACAATGCAATATCAAAATCATCTGACAGTGCGGGTGTTACACCTACAGCTGCAGTTGTAAAGAACGAAGAAGACTTTGAAGCACAAGCAGCTACACTGACAGCGGCTACACACACCTTTATTGGTAGATACCCAGGATCACTAGGTAACGATATACAGGTTCAAATGTGTCATGCTAACGACAGTGCATTTACTAATTGGGCTTTTAAATCTGAATTCGATGCTAAACCAGCAACATCTAATTATTTAACAAAAAAGAATGGTACTAACGATGAAGTACATGCTATTATTTTAGATAAAGACGGTAAATTCACCGGCACTAAAAATGCAGTACTCGAAAGATACTCATTCTTGTCTTTAGCTAAAGATGCTAAAGCAGAAGATGGTACTTCTATATATGTTAAAGATGTTATTAACGAAAGATCAGAATACGTCCACATGGCTGGATTTGATTCTGCTGTAGCTGCAAACGTAACTATAAACGGAAGATTTGCACTTGACAGTGGAGACAACTTTCTTTCAACAGGAGCATCTAACTTTAAAACACCAATAACATTTAACTTTAGTGGCGGATCAGACTGTAACGCTATTGGTACATCTCAAATCGCAACTGGTTTCGATCTTTTCGAAGATAAAGACCAAGTTGAAATCGATTTCTTAATTGCACCAAGTATGGTAAGTACTACAGATCAAACTACTATAGTTAATGACTTAATTGCAACAGCTCAATCACTAAGAAAAGATTGTGTAGTAGTTGCATCACCGGCAAGAGATGACGTGGTAGGTTTAACATCTGCATCAGACATTGTAACTAACGTAGTTGCAACAGCTGATACATTTACTAAATCATCATACTTATTTAATGACGGTAACTTTCTAAAAGTATATGATAAGTTTAACGACCAATTCATACATATACCTGCAGCTTCTTCAACTGCTGGTCTTATGGCGGCAACTGACATAAACAGAGCGGCATGGTTCTCACCTGCAGGTTCTAGACGTGGACAGTACCTCGGCATAACAGCATTGGCTTATACACCTACTAAAGGTCAAAGAGATACCTTATATAAAGCAAGTGTAAATCCAATTGCAAATATTCCAGGAGCTGGCGTAATACTATTCGGTGATAAGACAGGACTCAGAAGAGCATCAGCTTTTGATAGAATCAATGTAAGAAGATTATTCTTAATACTTGAAAGAGCTATCAGTAGAGCGGCTGAGCAAGTACTCTTTGAATTCAACGATGAATTTACAAGAGCAGAGTTTGTCAACATCATTGAACCAGTACTTAGAGAAGTAAAAGGTAGACGAGGTATAACAGACTTCAGAGTTGTAGCAGATGCTACTAATAACACTGCAGCTGTAATTGATAGAAACGAATTTAAAGCAGACATATTCATTAAGCCTGCACGTTCTATCAACTACGTTACACTGAGTTTTGTAGCTGTAAGAACTGGCGTTGACTTCCAAGAAGTCGTCGGCACGGTTTAAGGAGGTAGAAAATGGCAGTACTAGGCGTAGATGATTTTAAATCAAAGCTAAGAGGCGGCGGGGCAAGACCTAACCTTTTCAAAGCTACAATCAACTTTCCAGGATATGCAAATGGCGATCCAGAACTGACTTCTTTCTTATGTGAGACAGCTCAGTTACCGGGATCAACACTTGGCCAGATAATTGTACCATTTCGTGGTAGACAATTAAAAATGGCTGGTGACAGAACATTTGATGTTTGGACAGTAACAATAATCAACGACACAGATTTCGCAATAAGAAATTCAATGGAGAGGTGGATGAATGGTATGAATGCACACAGTGCTAATACTGGACTAACAACTCCTATTGCTTATGAAGCAGATCTCTTTGTCGAGCAACTTGACAGATCAGGCGATACTCTTAAAAAGTATACGTTCAGAGGATCATATCCACAAGATATGTCTCCAATAGATTTGAACTATGGTACAAATGATGAAATCGAAAGATTTACAATCACATTTGCTTACCAGTACTATGAGACTGATACTACAACTTAAGTATAAATACTAGGAGAGTCAAATGGCTCTCCTAACTTAAAGGAATTATTATGGCAGACGGCACACTTAAATTATTTGGTTTTGAAATTACAAGGACTAAAGACAAACAGTCTATAAAGTCAATCGTTCCACCAAGAGACGATGATGGTGCAGGCTACGTTACTTCAACTTCAAGCGCAGCACACTATGGTCACTACATCAATATGGAAGGCGATGACTCAAAAGATAATGTACAACTAATATTAAAGTACCGTGGTTCAGCCATGCATCCAGAAGCTGATGCAGCAATAGAAGATATTGTAAATGAATCAATTACGTCAGGCGATATGAAGCCTTCTATAACTCTTAACGTAGATAGAGTTCCAGTAAGTTCTTCAATTAAAAAGCAAATGCTTGAAGAGTTTGACAACATATATAACATGTTAAATTTTAAAGAATTAGGACACGATCTTTTTAGAAGATGGTATGTTGATGGTAGAATATATCATCACTTAGTAGCTGATGAAAACAATTTATCTGCAGGTATACAAGAAATAAGATATGTTGATGCCGCTAAAATCAGAAAAGTAAAACAAGTTCAAAAGAAAAAAGATCCAGTAACTGGTGCTTCAATAGTTGAAAAGGTTGATGAGTTTTACATTTATCAAGAAAAACCTGGGAATCAGCAGAGTGCAATTAAGTTAAGTAATGACTCTGTAAGCTATTGTACTTCAGGATTATTAGATGAACACCGAAAGAAAGTTGTTTCATTTTTACATAAAGCACTAAAGCCAATTACACAGTTAAGAATGATGGAAGACTCATTAGTCATTTATCGATTAGCTCGAGCTCCTGAAAGAAGAATGTTTTATATCGATGTAGGTAACTTACCGAGAGGTAAAGCCGAACAATACATGAAAGATATTATGGCCAAGTATCGTAACAAACTCGTTTACGACGCTAAGACAGGTGAAATACGTGATGATCGTAAACATATGTCTATGTTAGAAGATTTTTGGCTACCAAGGCGAGAAGGTGGAAGAGGTACTGAGATATCAACTTTGCCTGGTGGAGAAAATTTAGGACAGATTGAAGATATTATATACTTTCAAAAAAGATTATATAGATCTCTTAATGTGCCGTTAAACAGATTAGAACAAGAACAACAGTTCTCTTTAGGTAGAGCAACTGAAATAAGCAGAGACGAATTAAAATTTCAAAAGTTTATTGATAGACTTAGAAACAGATTTGCTACTTTCTTTTATGATATATTGAAGAAGCAATTATTAATGAAAAATATTATCACCGAAGAAGATTGGATGAAGTGGAAAAACGAAGTCAATCTTGATTTCACACGTGATAATCACTTTTCAGAATTGAAAGAAGCAGAATTACTCAGAGAGAAGATACAAACACTCGATCAAATACAGAATTATGTCGGTGAGTATTTCTCTAAATCATGGGTGCAAAAGAATATTCTTCTTTTTGATGATGATGAAATCGAGAGAATGGATAGTGAAATAGCTGCAACTCAGCAGCAAGAACCAGAAGACGATCAAGGAGCGCTATAATGGCTGAAGAACAAGAAACTAATAATGTAGATACTATTGAAGATTTAATTCAACATTCATTAGCACAAGACTACAATAAAGCAAACGAAGTATTTGGAAATGTCATGACTACTCGAGTGGCAGATCTATTAGACCAACAAAAAGTAAAGATTGCTGGCCAAATATACAATGATGAACCTGAAGACCAAGAAGATCCATTAGAAGATGAGGATTTTGAAGAAACTGAAGGTGAAGAAGAAGAAACTGAGGAAGATATTGAAGATGCAGAAGATGAAGAGGAAGAAGAAGAAATCGAAGGCGCTGCAGTATAAAACTCAATATGTATAAATATAGTTAACATGAAAACTTTTTCGCAACTTAGAGAATTGGCAGGTAGAAAGCCAGAAGGTAAGATGGTCTTTAACAAAAAAGTTAAAGGTGTCAAAGCAATGATACATAAAGAACGTAATGGATTTGTTGCTTATATAGATGGTGATAGACTTGATGTATACAAAACTCAAAAAGAAGCTGAAAAAGCTATAACCGAATTTATGAAACAATATAAGTAGGTACAGAACATGAAACTAATATCAGAATTTGTCGAAAATGATTTAAACTTTCTAGTAGAAGCAGATAAAAAAACTGGAAATAAGAGTTACAAAATACAAGGCATATTCGCACAAGCAGAAAAAAAGAATCGTAACGGTCGTATATATCCAATGCCAGTGATGGAAAAAGCACTTGGCAAATATAATACTGATCAAGTAAGTAAGGGTAGAGCAGTTGGAGAACTTAACCACCCTGAAGGACCGACCGTTAATTTAGATAAGGTTTCTCACAAAATCAATAAACTTGAATTTCAAGGTGATGATATTGTGGGTGAGGCAACGATACTAGACACTCCTATGGGTCAAATTGTAAAAGGTTTACTTGATGGCAATGTCCAGTTCGGTGTATCGACTCGTGGTATGGGAAGTTTGAGCCAGCGTAATGACACAATGGTCGTAAATAGCGACTACATTCTTAATGCGGTAGATATCGTACAAGATCCATCTGCTCCTGGAGCTTTTGTTAATGGGATAATGGAAGGTGTTGAATGGGTTTGGAATAATGGCATTATAGAAGCGCAAACAATTGAAAAAATGGAGACTGAAATTAAAAAAGCTCCACGTGCTGATCTCTATGAGACACAGGTTCGTGAGTTCAAGAATTTCCTCTCGTTAATAAAATCAAAATAAGGAGTCAAATATGACTGATAAAGAAATAGTAGAAGATCAGGATGTAGAACTCCATGAAGACGAGAACGAAATCATGGACGAAGCACACGATCCTAAGAATGCTGAAGCTCAGTCAATAGCTGCTACTGATAAAGCTGCTGATGCTACCGGAAGCGCTCCAAAGCGTAAAGGTGATCAAACTAAGAAAGATCCTATGATTAAAACTAAAGCCGGCATGATTGCCGCAATTGTTGGAAAAATGCAGGGCATGAATAAACAAGCCATTACTGCAATGTACCAAGCCGATAGTTATAATCCAGAAGGCGACACAATCGCTGAAGATGAAGTCAAAGATACAGTTAATGTAGAAATTGATTTCAAGGATGATCTTAAAGCATTAGTATCTGAAGAAGCAACATTGTCAGATGCATTCAAGCAAAAAGCTGAAACTATCTTTGAAGCTGCAATCAATTCAAAAGTAAATGCTGAGATTGACAGACTAGAAGAAAAGTACAACGAAGAACTAGCCGAGGAAGTAGCAACTACTAAGGCAGATCTTGTAGAGAAGGTAGACAACTATTTAAACTACGTGGTTGAAAACTGGATGGAAGAAAATAAATTAGCTATTCAAAACGGATTAAGAACTGAGATTGCTGAAGACTTTATGAATAAGATGAAAGATCTTTTCACAGAATCTTATATCGCAGTACCGGAAGAAAAAGTTGATTTAGTAGACGATTTAGCAGATCAGGTTGAAGAGTTAGAGGCAACTGTTAACGAATCAACTCAGAAAGCAATCGACATGGCTGTTGAACTTGAAGGTTACAAAAGAGAAGCTATCATAAGAGAAGCTACTAAAGACCTAGCCGAAACTCAAGTTGAAAAGTTAAAGTCACTAGCAGAAAACGTAGATTTCGATGATGAAGAGACTTTCACACAGAAAGTAGCTCAACTAAAGGAATCATATTTCGCTAAGGCTGCAAAATCTCAGGATGATTCAATAGATGAAGAAGAAGCTCCAGTAGTTACTGCTTCAGACTCAATGAATTCATACCTTAATGCAATCAAAAAAACTAATGTTAAATAGGAGAAGCAAGATATGAACGGTGTATCTTACGATAAGTTAATCGAAAAATGGAATCCTGTACTTTCTGAAGAATCAGCTGGTGCAATTAAGGACCATCATAGAAAAGCTGTAACAGCTGCAGTTCTCGAAAATCAGGAAATCGCTCTAAGAGAAGAAGGAATGATCAACGAAGCCGCACCTACAATGGCTACTACAAGTACAGCAAACTGGAATCCAGTTTTAATCGCACTAGTCAGACGTGCTATGCCTAACCTAATGGCATATGACATCTGTGGTGTACAACCAATGTCAGGACCAACTGGTTTGATTTTTGCAATGAAGTCATTGTACAAAACAGCTAGAACTGGTATAAGTGTAAATGATGAAGCTTTATTTAACGAAGCTCAGTCAGGTTACTCAGGTGACTCTGCTACAACAGCACCAGCAGACGGATCAGGTTTATCTGGTCATTCAGACGGTGACTTAGATAGTACTATTGCTGACTCAGCAGTATCTGTACTAGCAGGTAAAGGTATGACAACAGCTAACGCTGAAGGTTTAGGTTCATCAGGATCTGGTCCAAATACAGCATTTGCTGAAATGGGATTCTCAATCGAGAAATCAACAGTGACTGCAAAATCAAGAGCTCTAAAAGCTGAATACAGTTTAGAACTTGCTCAAGATCTTAAAGCCATTCATGGCTTAGACGCTGAGACAGAATTGGCAAATATCTTGTCAACTGAAATCTTAGCTGAGATCAACAGAGAAGTTATCAGAACTGTTAACTCACAAGCTAAAATTGGAGCACTACAGGCAAATACAGCTATTAACGGTATCTTCAACGTACAGACAGATGCTGATGGTAGATGGTCAGTAGAAAAATTCAAAGGGTTAATCCTTCAAATCGAAAGAGAAGCTAACGTAATTGCAAAAGAGACACGTAGGGGTAAAGGTAACTTTATGATCTGCTCATCTGACACTGCATCTGCATTAGCAGCTTCCGGTATGTTAGACTACACTCCTGCAATGTCAACTAACCTACAGGTAGATGACACAGGTAACACATTCGCTGGTGTATTAAACGGCAGAATGAGAGTCTACATTGACCCATATTCAACAACAGATTATATTACAGTAGGTTACAAAGGCACAAATCCATATGATGCCGGTGTATTCTATTGTCCATATGTACCATTAACAATGGTCAGAGCTGTTGGTGAAGAGACATTCCAGCCAAAAATTGGTTTCAAAACCAGATATGGTATGGTCTCAAACCCATTCGTAGGTAGCACACCTGCTGATGGACTAGCAACAGCTAGAACTAACCAGTACTATAGAAGTTTCAGAGTTGATAACATTCTAGGTGCATAAACCTTAATGGTTAAAAGTTAAGAGAGGAGTTTCGGCTCCTCTTTTTTCGTATAAATAGAATCATGGCATTAACTAATAACTTTAATTATCTACAACCAACCGGCTTTAAGTTGGTTATTGATAGAACTAACTATCCAAATCTAGAATTTTTTATTCAAGATTTTACTCACGCTGGTGTGATCATGAACACAGCAGATTTGCAATATAAGAAAATAGCTGCAATACCTTTTATAGGTGATAAGTTAACATACAACGAAATGTTGGCTAACATCATATTAGATGAAGATATGAAATCTTATAGAGAGATGCATAGCTGGATGAGAAGAGTACTAGATCAGGATATGACTACTCCGGTAGATAGATTTAAGGCAAGAGTTCAACAACCTCCTGCTACATCCGACATTACTTTATCTATACTATCGAGTTCTAATAATCCAGTCGTAAGAATTGTTTATAGAGATTGTATACCTGTTGCTTTAACAGACATTCAATTTCAAGCCACATCAGGCGGTGAATCATTTCTTACATTTGGAGCATCATTTAGATTTACATACTTTGATATACTACATAAAACTGCTACAGGTGCAATGGTCGATTCAGACTCATTCTCTGTAACTGGCAAGTTAACTAGTTAATATATAATACTATTGGAGAGATTATGATTGATTTGAAACAGATCCACAACATGTGGGCAGAAGACTGCACTATTAATAATACACAATTAGATGAAACATCTAAACAAACCCCAGCATTACATTCAAAATATTTACAGTATTGGTCAACCGCTAAGCTAGAACTAAAACGTGCAGAGTTTGAGCAAAAGAAAGTTTTAAAAGACAAGTGG